TCTGATTTTCTCTAATAAGCGGCAGCATTTGCTCCCAAGCGCCTATCAGACAGCCCTGCACGAAGTCGTCAGGATAGTTTGTGATAGGAGTATCATAAGGGAAATAGTTTCTCTGCGATACCACAAGACGTATATCCGATTCGCTTACGTTGTTGGCTCTCATAAGGTCTGCAAGTGCTTTCGGTATGCCATCAGGGATAACGATAGGCGGTGGTGCAACGTCCTCAAAGCCGCTGAGATCTGTAAGGGGTTCTTCTGCCTTTGGTGCAGCTGTCGGCTGAGCCTGCTGCAATGTCACTGCGTTTGATGTCTTATGAGGTGGCTGCGGTGCTGCTTTCGGCTGTGCAAGCTGCTCTTGCACACGTCTTGGCATCGGCACAGGCTTAGGCATTTCAGCAGTCTGTGTATACGCAAACAGGTGAGCTATACCACTATACTCAAAAGGCATTTCAGACGGAAGTCCGTCACGATTTTTAGCATCCCAGCAAGGGTGATGTGTAGTGTACATTACACGGTCACCGCCCTGAGCCTTGAACTTCTTGCCGTCCTTATCCACAGCTACTGCATATGTTTTGTAGTTTGCAAACAGCACCATATCTGCCCACTCTTTCACAAGAGGCGATATCTGAGAAGAGGTCTTCTTGCCGAGTTTCAGCTCCCAGCGGTCATAAGCACCAAGCTCGTCAGGCTGTTCAAACTTTCTCATCTGAGCGTGAGCCGTAAGCACAACGTTGATACCGCTGTCAACTACCTCCTGCAAGAGATTAAGAAACTTGCCTATCTCCTCTTTTTCGTAAACATAGCCGTTGCCGTAGCCGAAATCTTCAATGCCTTTTTTTTGATGAGCCGAGCAGATCATTTCAATACAAAGCTGTTCAGCCCAATCAAATGTATCAATGACAAGGGTCTTGCAGAGCCTGCCGTTCATAGCTTCCTTTACCTCATTTTTGAGCATTTCCCAGCTTGTTGGCTTAGGAAAACGTCTGATGTTCAGCTTCTTTGTACTGCCCTCAGTATCAATAAATACAGGGTCGGGGAACTGAGCCGCAAAAGTGGATTTGCCTATGCCCTCAGGACCATATATCACGACTTTCTGTGCGGAGCTTACAACTCCTGATGTTATTTCATACATTAAAATGCACCTGCTTTCCAAGTTTTCGTTTCTGTGTTTTCTTTCTTTTCGTTGTCCATTGACCTGCCGTCCTCAATAATGATACTGCACTCGTCACCTGTGGAAACTCTTGTGGCTATCGCCTGCAAGCCCTGTGCTTCAAGCCACTTGCCGAAGTCATTAAGGGTATCGGTATCCATTTGTTCAAGCTTGTCCAGCAGGACAAAACCGCAGTCAGGGTTGAGCTTTCTCACGATAGAGGTAGCGACGATAAGCTGTTCTGCTCCGCTTATACTATCCCACTTATGCCCGTTATACAGCAGCTCTCCGTCCTCAACTGAAAGCCCCTCAAGAGGCAGGTCGGCACTGCCCAGCAGGTCAGTTTTAGCCTGTCTTACGCCCTCTATCTGCTCAGTGAGATATGTATACTGTGAGCGGTAGTCCTCAGCGTCTATCTCAGCTTTCTCCCTGTCGAGGTTTGCTCTTATCTTCTTGTTCAGCTCCTCGATATCTGAGATATTCTTTTCAAGCTCCGCTGTGCTTTCGTCCGCAAGATCTTGTGCGTCAAGACTTGCAAGCTTGAAGTTGTTCGCTGCCGCTTCATAGCTTGCTTTTGCACGCTCATAGGCGGACTTAGCAATCTCCAACTGCTTTTCGTAGTATTCTTTCTGATCACGCTTACGCTGATTTTCGCCGTTGCGAGCAAGTATATCCTGCTGCTGTCTGATAAGCTCCGAAGCCGAAACAGGCTCGGCAGGGACGTTTGCATACACAGGCATTTCCTTTGCGAACTTAGACTTCTGGTCAGCTATCCTGCCGATAGCGGTACGCTGGTCATAGAGGGAATGTTCCTTATGTTCCAACTGATAGAGCGTATCGCCCACGCCGATTATTTTCAGCAGAGTTGAAGCTTTTTCCTTGCTTGACTGATTTATGAACTTAGGCAGGTCAAGTGCGAACTGTTCAACAAAGCTGTTCAAAAGCTGCTGACCGCCTTTTTTGCCTGTGCTGTCGGTGACTTTGAGAGAGCTGTTCTTGCCCGAACGCTCCACTACTATACCGTTGTCGAGGGTGATCTTCAAATGCGGCTCGACAACAGACCCCTCACGCTGAGGAGAGGACGGCTTGTACTTATCTCCCCCAAGTGCCCAAGCGATAGCGTCAAGGACAGAGGTCTTGCCCTGCCTGTTCTTACCGCCGATAACAGTAAGCCCATTCTTTGCAGGTTCAAGCTGTACGGCTTTTATTTTCTTTACGTTCTCAAATTCAAGCGAGTTTATTTTTACTGACATTTTTCATTCTCCTTCCACTGGTTTTCCATACATTCATCAAACTTTTGCAGTTCTTCATCTGTCGGCTCGTCCTCAGGTCTGCCTTTGTCAAAACCGAGTGTACAACCACTTTCAAAGCAACAGCCTGCTAGGTCGGCAGAGCATTCCACGTCATCGCCATATTTACGATATCCCCAAGCGCAATCCTGACAGCACTTCATGACAGGATCTATACAGCGTGTTGGCAAGCCTTTCATTTGCCGTCACCGCCTCTCAGCCTCTCGATGTTGTGCTTGAAAGCCTCAACATATCCTGTCAGGAATTCGTTTGGGTAATCATCGAGGGCTATTTTCGCCATTTCCTCTATTCCTTCTTGACAAATGTCAAGCAATGTGCTATCATCAAGGTGTGTTGAATTGGTATCTTTTGATACCACCTCAGAGCTTGTGCCTGTTGCCGCAGGTGCAGGCTCGGTTTCTTTTAGGTACTCTGCCAAATACACACCACACTTAAAATCTTTTTCGCTTAGCGGACAATTTTCGCAACTAACAGTAAATCCTGTACAGCAGTTTACCGCCTCTTCAAACTCCTCTTTCGTTATCATCGTCATTCTCCTTTCCAATAAGTCTTACGCTCATATACTGCTTGCCGTCATAGTCCATCTTCTTCACAGGTTCAATCCCTTTCTCACGGAGCGACCTTGCGGCATCGCCAAGCCCTCTGTCGAAATCCTCACGGGTCTTGTAGAACGCACATCTGCGGCAGTAATCCTTCGTTGGCGTTACTGTCAGCGCACCGCATTCGTCAGGCTTGACATTTGAATGGAACACGCAAAGGCTTACCGCTCCACTGCCGTTGTCAAGGGGCTTGTCCCTCTTAAATACCTCTCTCATCACTATCATCGTTTTCGTCCTCCTCAATCTTTCCCCATTGTTCAGCCATTGCTTGTGCTATGCCTGGAAATGTTTTGGATCTTGTCTTGCTGTTACGAACCATTCCGCAGTTTGTACGTGCAGTGCCGTCCGCCTTTTTGCTACCGCCTGATACCCATGAACATATGGGTTTAACAACATTTGTCGGTGTCAATTTAGGCAGATTTTTCAGCCACAAACACGTTTTTTTGCTGTATGGGTGTCCATATTCATATGGCTGTATAGTCTGCGTATATTTCGGCAACCGATATACTCCAGACGGGATTGGATTTTCAACAGCTATTTTTTCAACAGGTGCATGAATAAATTTCAGGAAAAATTCTTTTGCGTCTTGTCCATTTTCAAATCTTTCAAGATCAATGTATCTTTTTTCATTAATTTTTTTGTACAGCCGTACTGCCCCTGCGTTGCTAAGATATGTACACGGCGGATGAGCTATCAGCAAATCCCATTTGTCTACCGTATGTGTCTGTCCGTCACAAGTGGTAAAATCTACATTGCCGTTGATAACGGTCAGAGCATCACCTAATATATGCCACTCAGGGTGACCGCCTGAACACATCTGAATGTCGCAGCTGTATGCTTCGTGACCTTTTGCACGAAATGCCTTGCAGACCTCTTGCGATTCTTCGCACGCTATTAATACCTTCATGTTATCCCTCCTCAAACTCAGGACACTCAGTCACAGTATATGAGTGTATCATGCCACCCTTTTGTGCCTCGTACATCCTGTGCTGACGTGTCTTCCAACCCTCGACAGGTCTGCGGTCTATGGACCATGCACAGCCTGTGAGGTATTCTCCTGTTATCTTATCCTTTGTCGGTACTGCATGATGACAGTACCAGCATAGTGTGTGGTCAGTGTGTTTCATTGGCTTTGCCCCTCACCCATACCGCATAGGATATCATTGAGCCTCTTGCATACCTCACAACCCTCGTGATGTATC